GCGCTTAGGTGCGCACGTCTATTGTTTCAGTTCCGAGACAGGCTACGCGAGCGCTGTCCGGTTCCGTAACTTTAGGCTCCCCACCCGTTTCGTCCTGACTAGACTAGCGGGCGTCGCCGCCGCGGAGGACCCGCGGTGACGATTCGGCTAGAAAGGTCTACAGGGGGAACGGCCCCACGAGCACCGATTGAGCGGAGTTTCGTCCACAAGGAGATTAACCTTGAAGACGGCGCGACCTCGTCGGTCTCCCGATCGAGATAGTCTATCCGCGAAGGAAGAGCAGCGATGCTCTCCTCCGTTTCAAAGACCTCCGTCCAAAGCTCGTCTAACCGCTCCCACTGAGGCTGGGACTTCGGGTCCAGTACCTGGAGTCGTTCATCAGCCCTCTCCAAGACCTTACGGAGACGTGACGTAAACGGATACGCAACCCACGTCGTAAAGAGCTCAGACCAGACATCCCGATGGACATCCAGCCCAAGCGTCTCTACAACGGTCGCTCCCCAAGGGGAGCGTCTCCCCTTAGCAGCGGTAGCACCAGGTGCAGCGAGACCACCATCTCGACCCGCAAAAGAAGATTTTACTCCTCTCTCGCGAGCTTTGACAGTGATATCACTGTACTGGCACTCACTTGCTAAGTAGAGCGTGTGCGTGAACCGAGACGCACGGTCCAAGATCGAAGATGTCAGCCGCTCCCAAAGGGCCTGAGCCGTAGCCCAAACCCGATGGTCACGTAACCGACTTTCCCTTCCGGGACCAACGGCACTTAACCACGCCTCAACAGGCATTGGCCAAATCCCGCCCGGTCGGGTAAGGTAACTTAATAAGCGACCTTGACGATTCCCTACACTGAACGCAACTGGAAGTTGCGCTAAGTTTCGGTAACCGAAGCCAGCGAAGCGTGCTACGGACGACATTCGAAGGGTCACGAATGCCGAACACTTTTTCACCAATTGCTCGAGAGCCCCTAAATGGCATAAAGCCACCAGAAGCTCAGCAAGAGGGATAGGTGTCGCTTCCCGCCCCGAGATCCAAGTCCGTTTGGCGAACTCAAGAGAGCCTGTTGCCGATACCATCGATTTGGCTAACGAGATATCGACCCCAATCTCCCTCATGACCTCGAGGTACTTCGTAGCGACGGCTTTGTCAGCGATGACAACATCGTCTCCAAGCACCGCATACCCAAGGAACCAGCTGGTTCGTATAGGACATGCAAGGTGTGCTGCGTACTGTACAATGGCATGATGAGTCAATGCGAGCATAGCCCAACTTGACAACGCCCCCATGGGTTGCCCTACGGCGTACCAGACCGATGTGAACCCCAGATTGTAGCTCTTCGCTACTTTCGGGAGCCCATACGGGTGGCCCACCATAAAGTACGCCCACAGGGAGGTCAGATCATCACCCAACAACGGCCTTAGTAAACTCTCCTGAAGTTTCAGGGGGAGTCTATCCGTAGCCGCTGACAGATCGTAAGAGGCGATCCAAAATCGCTCTCTGCCGATCCGCTTAAGCAGGTTACTAACGGGCTTCACCTGATTAAACGTTCCATCATTCGGGAGGATTCTCAAATGACGGAATATCCAC